AACATACCCGTAATGTACGAAGTGATTGCGTTTTTGCTTGGTTTCATCTTCAGGTCTCCAGTTTCTACGGATCGCTAATACTTTTTGCGTTCCCTTTTCAACGGTAACAATGTATGGAAGAGCGATACCTGTAGGCTCATCGTTCTCATCCATGTCTTCAAAACCTTCAATATCTAGGTTTACTTGAATCTCAAGCAGCTTATAACGGTCATCCGTTGTTGCTTGGAAGCCCATTTTTTCGGCAATTTTCTTTTCTACATCATCAAATGAGTTCACTGGATCGCCCAAGTCAATGTCTCGGTAGAATCCTGCGACCTGCAGTTTGCGTAGTTCGTTCTCGGTTTTACGCATAACGTGGGTAACACGGTCTGCGCTCTGTAAGTCTGATGCGCCATATGGAACAATTAAGTCTTCGGCTGGAACAAACAGGGATACTTGACGGTTTAATGATGGATCAAAGTACACCTTTTTAAAGGCGTTGCCTGAAAGACCCAGACCCCAGCACATACGCTCATGCTCTGGACGGTACTCAGGCATTTTCTCTGTAATCTGGTAGTTCATGTCTTTTTGAACGCGATCAGCAGAAGCCATGATTTCTGGGGTTTCTTTGCCAACTACAATAGTCTTTACTGGACCAGCTGGCGGTAAAGTTTCCATGACTGTCTCAGCCTGGAACTTGACTAGAGCTTCAGAAAGCAGTGGATGGTAGACACCGCAAGCGCCTTCCCATGGTTCTGACCTAATTTCAATCTTCATTCCCAATAGCTCGATACCATCGGTATAGGTCTGCATCCATTCTTTACGGGAGGATACGTCACCTTCTACATCACCCAAAAGGTCATTACACATTTGGGCTAGATACCCTTCGTCTAGGTATTCGGCAAGGTTAGCGTCAAAATCATCTGGGCCTTCTTCTTCTGGCTCAATCTCGACTTCTAAGCCATCGATGCCAATCTTGACTGATTCTGGATCCTCAATCTCAATTTCAATTGGTTCCATAGCTGCAGAGGCAGCTTCTAAACCTTGGGGTAAATTGTAGAGTGCTTTATCTATTGCCATAATATTTCCTTAGTAGTAACCAACTGTCCTTTTAGACTTAAAGTATTGAATTTCATCTGGTTCGTCTGACTGTAATCGAATGAACCCGCCTTTTCTAAAACGCAATAGAGCTTGGGTTGCCGAGTCAACCAAGTCATCATGATCTGAATTTGGGAAAGCTGCTAATTCTTCAATCACCTCTTCTGCCCATCGTTTTCTTGGCGCCCATACTTTCCCTGATGCAAACATGTCTGCTACAGAGTTTACACGCGAGATCTTATCGTTTCCACGGGTAGGCGTAAATTCCTGTACGGGTATACCCATAGATCTTAGCTCAAATATGAGTGGAGCACCAGAGGCTTTTGCTTCCACAATAAACGCATCGGGTTCCCATTCTTGATACATTTGTAATGCTCTTTGCTTTAATTCTGGAAATTCAAGCCGTTCTTTCAGCGCGTCTAACAGGATAATATTGGCGTCATTCGGATCTTCATTAATGTAAAAGACGCCCCAAGTTGTACAGGCGGAGTAGTCTGAGCGCTCGTTTTTAGTAAAGGCCGTATCCCAAGACTGGATTACAAAGTCACAAGCTGGAGGGGTATCTCCATCCCATACTTTCCACCATTCGCGCTTGACTAGGGCGCCCTGTTCAGAAGTCGGATCTTGTTGATACTGAGCTTGCCATTTAGATAATGGTAATTCATCGCGCAGTTTAGATAATTCTTCAAGACTCCAGAACTCAGGCCATAAGGGTTTACCATTAGGTAGAATTGCTGGCAAACTAATGATGTCCCAGACATCCCCGTCCCTGTCTATAATGGACTGGCAGATCTTTCCTGTAAGGTCTCTTTTTGCCCAGCGAGTCATCACCACTACGATGGAGCCTCCAGGTTGCAGACGCTGACGTGGGCCAGAGGTATACCATTCAAAGATCTTGTCAAAAACGCTAGGGTCAGATGCAGCTAGAGCTGCCTCTTGCTCTGAGTGGGGATCATCAATAATGAGCAGATCTGCTCCCTTGCCCGTAACGGTACCGCCTACACCAATCGCGAAGTAATCTCCGTTTTCATTAGTTGCCCAGCGCCCCGCAGCTTTGCTGTCTGAGCGTAGCGAGACGTTTGGAAAAATCTTGGCATAGTCTGGAGAGGCCACTAAGTTACGCACCTTACGTCCAAAGCCTACGGCTAGTTCTGCGGTGTTAGAACATTGGATAATCTTTTTATGAGGATACTTCCCAAGATACCAGGCGGGAAGTAGGTAGCTGGCAAACTCTGACTTAGTATGACGGGGAGGCATATTAATAATAAGGCGTCTAGATTTTCCATTAGCGATGTCCTCAAATTTTTGCGCCATGAGTGCATGGTGTCTTCCATAAATAAACCCAGGCCACATAGACTTTACAAAAGCCAGAAAGTCCACTTGCCCAGTCTCGCGCTCCTCCGCCTCCCCTAGACTCTCGATTAAGGGAGCTAACTTTGCTTTGTCCTCATCGGACAGCAAATTAAACATTTCCTCTAAAGTCAAGACAGATTCCTTAACTTAATATAAGACGGCCTAATACTTCTAGCTTTCCCCGCGACCCCTTTGCATACCCCAATTTCGATTAGGGCGCGCATCTTCCGCGCTACGTTCCCGCGGCCTTTTTCGCCAGTCATTCTCATGACATCATCAATCGTTGGGCCATAGCCAAAGTTCTTCCAATACTCATCAATTATTAAGAATGTCTCTTTTTGGGCTGGTGTCATTTTTTAATCTTTCCATCAGTTGCTCAGTCAAAATCTGAGAGGAGGCCTCAGCCCCCCTCATCGCGGCAACGGTTAACTTCTTTTCTAAAATCAAGTTATTGAGCCTATGCGAAGCGGCAGCAATATCTTTCTGTATATCGTAAATAGACCTCATAAATCCATAGTCTCCAAGAAGAACGGAGTAGACTCCCCTACCCACGCTCCAGCAATATTAAACTCAAAATACTCTATAGCATCCTCATAGGACATATCTTCCATCAGGATCTCTATAACCTTGTTCTTATCGTAACAAATAGCCATGGTATCCATTCTATGGACTACACCCACTATCGCCTTATCAAACCCATCAGCCGTTAATAACTCTGGATACTCTTGTGAAATTTTCATATACCCCCCTACCCTTTTTTGTTTGAATTGTTGACGGGGGGTGTTTCCTGGATGTAATCGCTCGATGACTGTCCAGAATTTATACCCCCACCCCCCTCTGAATCATCTTCTAATGCGTCAGGGTAAACCCCTATGGACTCGCAAGTATCTGATTCCAAAGGATTTGTCACTATAACACTTGTTATAGTGAGATCTTGGAGTAACGCATTGGAGTCGTATTGTTTGAGTGGATTACTATGCAAGGTATCTGACTCGGAATTAGTCGATTTTTGGGGGTCGGGGTGTGGTGGGTCTGCTATATCTAGGAATTCGGAAGGGGTCTGGGTCTCGTTATCGTCTGCGCTCTCTGCATCAATGATAGGGCGCGGGTCAGATAGCTCCACTAGCAAGGACTCGGCCTTACGCTTGGCCAATTCATTGATAGAGCGGGAGTTAGTGAACGCTTGGCGTAACCCTTCGATCAGTTGCGCTTTTATATCTGCGCTTGAATGTAAGTGTAAGTGCGTCTTAGTTTCAGAGAATAGAGAGACCTCGCTCATCTTGCCGATTAGCTCTAAGGCCTTGAGCTTGTTGCTAGTCTTCTCCCCCTCGTCAATCGCAATGGTGACTAGATTTTGTATAGCCATTGTTCTTATTTGAGCGGGAATAAGATATTCCCTCGCCTCATTAGCCACTTGGAAGGCCTCGATCATTGACGCTATCTTGGGGTTTTTTGCTAGTCGGTGCGCTTGCTCTGCTTGTGATTGTGGGCTTGCGTTACTGTCATAGACTTCTCGGTATGCTTGCGCCTTGGGTACTTGCTCGGCAACCTTACGCGCGAAGTCTTTTTGTTTCTTGGTTAAGTTGATCTTATCGGCATTGTGAACCCCTACTAGAATATTCTCTATTGGCGTATTCTTTAGGCCTTCGGTTATCTGCTTGCGCGTTAGTTTAGTCATAGGTACATTGTGGGAATTCGAGTACCTCAAGTATAGGACACTTAAGCAAGATTAGTAAAGCGGGACAGGTTTAGAGTGTTATTACCTTCCTATATAGAGTGTTTATTCCCTTGTATGGTTTAACCCTTTGGACTGTTTCCCTTCGGGATTAGCCCGCCAATAGCCCGCGCGTAACCCTTCCGCGCCTGGCATCCCCGCGATCAATGCGCGCTATTGATACCCTCAAATATACGGGTAAACCCTTAAGGGAAAGTCATTAGAAAATAATTGATAAAAACACTTGACAAGCAAGTATAAAGGCCTAAAATTATGCTTATAGTAGGTGGTTAATAGTTGTTTCACCTACTATATTTATAAACCGCGAGGCCTGATTATATAAGGGTTTCGCAACTGCTAGGGAGTTTATATCATGACTAGAAAAGAGTATTTAATCGGAGTAGCTGAAGATTTTGGTATCAATCGCGCAGATGTTTTTGCTATCGCTGATCTACTTGGCGAGAGCGAAGATTATGACGGCCTTTTATCTATGTTGGCCGACTATTCCGATAGTTTAGATTTTGACGAGTAAAAGGGGAGAGGCCTAGAAATAGGCCTCACTAAAAGATGAATAATACCGCCATTGTAGAAATTCGCGAAGTTTACGGGAATAGGATTATCTACCCCATAAATGATACCGCGCAATACCTTGCCCGTATCGCGGGGACTAAGACGCTAACCGAGCAAACAATTAAGCATGCGAAGGGCTTAGGCTTTATTTTTGAAGTACAACACACCGCAACCATATAAAGGCAAATTATGCAAATTAAGTCTAAAACACTAGAAAAAAGTTATTTTAAAAATGTTGAAATATTTAAATTTACAACAGGGCAAACCGCTAGATTTAACACACTAACACACGCGACAAAATGCTTAAACGGGATTGGGCGCGACATTACTGATACCGAAATAGGCAAAAAAATGATTAACGCAATAGAACAATATACAGACTAAAAGGGGTTTTTTATGTTTCCAAAATTAGACTTTTTATTCAATCTTGGCCTTGTAGCTTGTTTTGCCTATCTTGGCCTTGTAATCGGTAATGCTTTATTTCACTTTGCAATCATTCTATTGGGACTATAAAAATGGAAAACAACGATCTAGCCTCACTCATTCAAAAAACGGGTTTTGCGTCACTTTATAACAATAAATCAAGTTACGCAAAAAACAACGCGCAATTAAACCTAGAGGGTCGCTCTCACTTCGCAACTGATAGCGCACTTCGATTTTTTGGCGCGCGTATCAATAGCGCGCACGAGACCGCAAGCGGGTTATTGTTTTACATCATAGAGTCATCATTCCTAGATTATGCAAAGACTAGGCGCGGGTTTCGGTTTCACTTATTTGATATTTTCGGGGAAGAGGTCGGAAAACAAGAACTAAGCGAGGCCGTAAAAACAAGCGAGCAAGCGCGAAAGGCCATGTATAAATTTCAAGATAATTTTGACCTTCCTAAGCATTACGCGCAGAAATTGGAGAGCATAGCGCGCCAATCAGAGCGCAAAGCGAGCGAGGCGCGCGCAATA